GGTTTCTGGGTGGGCCGCAGATTCGACGAACAGCAGACGAATGCGCTGGTGGACAAATGGATCGGCACGAACGTGGACTTGATTGAGTCGATCCCGCCGACCTATCTGGGCAAGGTAGAAGCCATGATGCGCAAGAGCGTCAACGAAGGATTGCGCGTCGAGGAACTGTCGGACAAAATCATGGCCATGGGCAACGTGGCCCAAGCCCATGCCAACCTGATCGCGCGTGACCAGACGCTGAAACTATACGGCGGTCTGAACCGTGAACGCCAGAAGTCGGTAGGTATCGAGAAGTATATCTGGCGCGGTGTGCTGGACGAAGCCGAACGGGAAATGCACATCGAGCTAGAGGGCCGAGTCATCACATGGGGTGACCCGCCGGTGACGAACGAGGCAGGCGACACGAACGACCCCGGCGAGGATTACCAGTGTCGATGCAGCGCTGAACCTATTTTTGACTGAACCGGCAGTTTCCGGAACAAAAGGAGGAAGGCAATGGACGCGATGCAACTGAGGACGGAACTGGTGGCGCTGATCCAGACCTTGCAGGCCGAGGTCGAGAACGATTGCTTGGGCATTCAGGCCACGACTCCGGCGCCGGGTGCGCCTGGCCAGACGCCCGACTCCCAGAAGGCGTGGGCGGACAAGCTGACGGAGATGCAGGCGCGGGCTTCGATCCTGAAAGACCTGATGGCCTACATCCAGGCGTGCCCGATGGACCCGGCTGAGGCGGCCGGGAATGCCGAAGCCGTGAGGGAAGAACTTGCTCAGGTGGAAGCGGGCCTCGCCATTGAAGCGGAGAAGAACGACAAGGTCATGGCCGATCTGGAAGAAAAATTGAAGCTGGCCGAGGAAGCCTTGTCCACGGCGAACGCGGCGAACGCGCAGACCATCGCGGAGTTCCGAAAGACAGGTAAAGTGGACGCGACGAACCGATTCTAGTTCGGCCAACATCTTCGAATCGTACCCGAACAGCACTGCCGCAATAGGTGGTGCTGTTTGTTTTTAAATACACAATTTATTTGTTAAGCATTTTTAATTGTGAGATTAATCAAGCCATGAAGCAGCTCGTGGTCTTTCGTGGCGTGCAAATTTTCGACGCCGCCCAGATCGTGGGCGAGGTCTCGGTGGATCGTGAAACCGGATACCTCACCGCTCCAGTCAACGCCACCAAGGCCGGTATATTCATCTACCACGACGAGGTGGGGCGTGAGATTCGGGTGCTGCGGCCCGAGGAGGAAGTGTTCAAGGCCGAGTCCATGGCCACTCTCCCCCACAAGCCGGCCACCTTCAACCACCCGCCGACGCTCAAGACCGCCGACGATATCAAGCCTTACATCTGCGGTTCGACCGGGGACCAAGCGGGCAAGGTCGACATCTACCTGCGAACCAGTGTCACGGTCTACACGCGCGAAGCGATCAACGCGATCAACGCGGGCAATCACGAGGTTAGTTGCGGGTACACCGCCAACGTGGTCAAGGAAGCCGGGGTCCATTACGAGTTCGGGCCCTATGACATGATCCAGCGCGACATCGTTTACAACCACCTTGCGGTGGGAATACCAGCGGGCCGTGGCGGCCCCGAAGTCAGAATGCTGCTCGACAGCGCAGACCCTCAACCGGAGAACACCATGGCGAAGATCAAAGTTGGCGACAAGGAATACGAGGTTCCCCAGGAAGCCGCTGATGCCTGGGCCAAGGCCGAAAAGGACGCCAAGGAAATGAAGGACGCCATCGCCAAGGCCGAGAAGGATTTGAAGGACGCCAAGCAGAAGAACAAAAAGGACGATGACGATGACGATGACGATGACGATGACGAGGAAGCCATGGACATGGCCGACTTCGTGCAGGCCGTCACCGCCGACAGCGATAGCGCCGTCATCGCCACCATGGACTCCATCAAGCCCCGCACCCTGGGCGGCCGCCTGATCAAAGGCGCGTTTTCCAAGCTGCAAGGCCGCATCGTCGCCGCCACCGAGGCCGCGAAACAGACCATTCAGGACGCAGCGATCACCACCCCCAAGAAGCTGGCCCAGGCCGCCGCCACCCACGCGAAGCTCGTGGCCGTGTGCATGGCCGTCATGGACAAGGCCGATCCGAACGAGTTGTTCGCGAAGGAATCCTTGGAACTCAAGAAGCTCGTCATCGCCGCCAAGATGCCCAGCGTGGACCTGAAGGGCAAGTCCCTGGAATTCGTCGACGGCCTCTACGATGGCGTGGCCATGGGTGTGGCGCCGTCGAACGTGGGCGAAGTCCTGGGCAAGATCCTCAGCGTCACCGATGCGGATCTGGCCAAGGGCCAGAACGGACCCCGCAATCCGTACCAGGACGCCGGGTTTACCCCGCCGGCCGCGCGCAAGCCTTGGGTCAAAGAGCCCTTGGAGAATTCCACCCGCCAGCCTGTCGCCGCGAAGGCCTGACCCGCACGATCTGAACGCTTCACATCGCGCGGCTTGAGGCCGACGCACACAAGGAGAACACCATGGCCTTCGTAAACCCCTTCGCCACTCCGGTCTCGACGCCGCAGCTGAGCTACCAGAACAACTTCAACCAGCCCACGCCGGGCAGCCCCTACGACATCGCGGAAGTCGATGACGTGATCACGGGCATCGCGTCCGTGACCGCCAACGGCGGGGTCGGGAATTACCTCACCTTCGGCTGCCTCGTCGTGAACGACTCCACCGTGTCCGCTGCGGCCGGGTCGGTCACGAACGGATCCAACACCTACACCACGCCGGGCGTGGGCGGCGGCATCAGCCAGGGCGCCAAGCACCCGACCAGCCAGGGCGACTTGAACGGCGGCATCCTGGGCGTCGTCATGAAGTCGGCGGCCATGGAGTCGAGGCGCGACACCTACGCCCCGAGCTACCAGCCCGGCGATCCGGTCAACATCAAGCGGGCCGGTCGCCTGTGGACCGCCACCGAGTCCGGCTGTGCTGTCCATGATGCGGTCTGGGTCCGCACGGTGGCCAACAGCGTCAACGGCTGCACCCAACTGGGAGCCTTCTCTAATCAGGCCGATGGCACCGACAACATCAGCCTGACGGCGACGGGCCTGCCCATCCGCTGGATCACGGCCCAGGCCACGCCCGGCGGCCCGGCGGCCATCGACTTCAACTTCATCGGCCAGTAAAAGGCCGCTTTCCCAAGGAGACCCACATGAACAGGATTCAGACGTACTCCAGGGGTGGCGGTTTCAACCTCCACAAAAACACCCTGCCTTCGAACCACGTCAAGTCGCGTCGTCATCCGGACGCCCTGGGCTACCACGGCCCCGACGGCAACGCCTTGTCCATGATCGACGCGCGGGCCCGCGGCAAGGTGCAGGCCATGGATGCCGCCGAGTCGCCGTTCTTCCTGCGGCAGCTTGAACACATCATGACCAAGGTGCATGACGTGATCTACACCAAGCTCAAGGGCAAGCTGTTCGTGCCCGTGAACACGGAAGTGCCGCCCGGCGCCACCAACTGGACCTGGAGGCAGTTCGACAAGACCGGCATCGCCCGCATCATCCGCGACTACAGCCAGGACCTGGCGCGTGTCGACATCCTCGGCACCGAGTTCTACAACAACATGGTCGTGTCCATCGCAGCGTCCTTCGGCTACAACCGCCAGGAAATCCGCAGCGCCGGTTACACCGGGTTCCCCCTCGACCAGCGCCGGGCCATGGCCGCTGCGGAAGCCATCGAGCGTCTGATCGACGACTTGATCTTCTTCGGTGACCCGCGTACGAAGCTGGGCGGCTTCATCACCAACGCCAACATGACCGGCATCAGCCTGCCCAACGACGGGGCCGGCGGATCGGTCAGCTGGGACACCAAGACCGCTGATCAGATCCTGCGCGACATGAACCTGATCACCAACACCATCGTGTCCCTGACCAAAGAGGTCGAGGAACCCGACACGATGATCCTGCCCACCGGCGCCTACAACCTGGCGTCCACCAAACGGATCGGCATCGACAGCAACATGACGGTGCTGAAGTACTTCCTCGAGACCTCGCCCTACATCAAGGACGTGGACAAGAGTGTGAAGCTGATGGGCGCCGGCAATGGCGGGTACGACCGGATCATGGTCTACGAGCGCAGCGCCGACAAACTGGAAGTGATCATCCCCATGGAGGTCACCCAGTACGAGATCCAGGAGCGCGGCCTGGAGTACGAAGTCCCGTTGGAAGCCCGTTACGGCGGTGTGGCGGTCTACAAGCCGCTGAGCATGGCCTACGCGGACATGCCCAGCATCGTCGCCTAAGAACGGTCCAGGAAGGTCTTGGAGGATAACGGGGAGGCCCCTGGTTCCGGATAGAGCCGGGGGCCTCCTCACTAAAGGGAGGAAGGCATGAAGGCGAAAGTCCAGAAGATGGCCCCCGCCAAGAAGGTGTTGTTCGGGGACGGCAAACAGACCGAGGCGAAAAAGGTGGCCAAGGTGGAGGTCGCGGATGCGGCCCCGGTGCAGGCCAACAAGGCTTTGACGCCGAAGGAACGTCGCAACACCGACCGCTTCCAAGAGGTCAGCGTCAATTCGAAGGAAGGCCGACAGGCCACGCTCAAGAGCCTGGGCGTGGGCGAAGGTTCCGAGGTCGCGGTTGAGAAAAAGGGCCGCATCTGGCTCAAGTGGACCGAGAACCGCATCTGGATCGTGTTCCCCCAGAAGGGGAGCAATTTCCTCTCCACGCTGACCAAGGCGGATGCCGTGTTGACCCGCGATCAGGTCAAGGCCTCGCTCAAGTCGGAACGCCAGATGAACATCCTGCCGGGCCTCCATGACTATTCCGAAGGCCTCTGGGACCGCGTCAAGGAGCACGAGGACGTCGAAATGGCGCTGAACGATGGGCGCTTGATCCTGGTCTTGCAGTCGGATGTGGGCATGACCGGGCCCACGGCCGCCGCGCCCATGCGCAAGATGCCAGAAACGCTGGATGAGGTCTCGACACCCATGGCCCGCGAAATGGCCGAAGGCTGTCAGGACGAAGTCGTGTTGAGGCGCTGGCTGGAAGCCGAACGGCAGGGCAAGGGCCGCGGGACCGTGCTGACCGAGCTTGAGGGGCAATTGGCGCTCGTGGTCGAGACCGAGGATGTGGTGCAGGAAGCGAACGGGCGGTAATAGGGGGACACGATGGCGCTTCCGGTGGTGACACAGGCGTATTTCACGGGGTTATTCGCAATGAATCCCCAGCTTGTGAACACGCCGGCGGCGGTCATCGAAGCCCTGGGGCCCGTGGCACAAATATACGTCTCGGAGTCGGTGTTCCCGCCGATCAACAACGGCGCGGTCCAGCTCTACGCCCAGGCCCTGGTGATGGCCCACTTCATCACACTGGACCAGCTCAATGGCGGCGGATCGCTCACCACGGACAAGGTCGGGGAGTTGTCCACGTCGCAGGTGGGCCTGGACGCCACGGGCAGCAACTTCAAAATGACCAGCTATGGGATGCGCTACTTGGCCCTGGGGCGAACGTTCAACATCCCGACGATGTTTGTGGGCGGCGGACGGATTGGACCTATCCCTCCGTTCAGCTTCCCCCAACAGACCTGGTCCAGGTGAAAGGCCCCAAAACCACGGATCGCCTGACCGGGCCCGGCAAGTTGTTCCTGGCGCAGATGGTGGCCTTGAAGTCGAAGCCGCGGGTCAAGGTCGGAGTTCTAGGCAAGGATTTCGATATGCCCAAGGACGAAAATACCAAGGGTGACGCGCTGGGCGGCACGAAGGTCACCGTGGGCATGACGGCGGTCTGGGCCGAATTCGGGACGAATAACGAACCCGAACGCAGTTGGCTCCGTGGCACGGTCGATAAGAAGTGGTCGGAATGGCACAGGTTCGCCAATGACCTGCGGCGGCGAATCGTCCACGAAGGCAAGACGGTGGACTGGGCCCTGGGCCGCATGGGCGCAAAGATCGAATCGGACCTGAAAGCGGCGATCCGAAGCGACATAGGGCCGCCAAACGCGCCGGCCACCTTGGCGGCGAAGGCCCCTAAAACGCACACGCTGATCAACACGGGCCAGTTCTTGAATTCCATCGCCTGGGAACTGAATCTAGGCGAAGGCGGCGTTGGAAACAGTTCCCGGCCCATAGGCGCCGAATAGGAGATCACGATGGCACAGGCCACTTTCATCCGCGAATTCGTGACGGTCCCCGGCACCACGCCCCCGGCTTCGCCAGTGATCCCGGTCAATCAGAACCGCGTCATCTTGCAGGTGTTCAACAACGGAAGCGCGGGGAACGTCCGCGTCAAATTCGACACCACTTTTTCAACACCCGCAAACCAGGTTTGGCAGTGGGGCTTCACGGCCACGCCCACCGCGGGGACCTGGACCGTCACGGACTGGACTGGTGCGGTAACGAGCGCGTTGACCTACAACGAGAGCAGCGCGTCATTGCAGACGGCCCTGAACCTTCTGGCTGGCGTCATCGCCGTGGGCGGATGCACGGTCACCGGCAGCATGGCGGCAGGCTTCGTGGTCACCGCCGTAAACCAGGTCACGTCCTATACCCTGCCCGATGGCCAAGGTCTGCTGACGGTTCAGCCCGGCACCCTGACCAACAACGTGGCCCAGCAAAGCGCCATCCAGAACATCCTATTCAGCGCGGCCCCGACCGCTGGCGGATTTTACGTCCAGGACTGGCTGGGGAACGTCAGCACCTTCATTCCCTACAACGCCACCACCACCGCAATCTTGAATGCCATCAACGCACTGGCTGCGGTCAACAACAGCGTCAGCGCTGTGACCTACAACGGCATCCTGATCACGGTGACCTTCGGCACGAGCACCCTGGCTGACAGCCCGGTCCCACTTCTGAGCGTGGTCAATTCGACCCTGACCAACAATGCGGTTCTGACCAACAACGTGCAGACCATGTTCTTCGAGCCGTTGCCGTTGGAGGGCACCTACCAGTTGGTGTTCAAAGGCCAGACCACTGCGGCCCTGGCCTTCAACGCGACCGCCGCGCAGATCCAGACCGCGTTCACGGCGCTGAGCACGGTGGGAGCCGGCAACTGCGTGGTGAGCGGACTGAACCCGCAAAGCGGGTTCAGTTTCGCATTCCAGGGCGCCCTGGCTGATGCGCCCCAGCCCAGCATCGTGGTCATCAATGGGCCCGACAGTCAGTACGGCGCGGTGAACGGCGGCACCTACAAGATGCACGCCGACATCAACCCGCTGAACAATATCGAGAAAAACGTCCCCCTGGACATTGAAATCCAAGTGAACCAGACGGTCCCCGGTGTCGCCCCTTCGGTGGTCACGGCAGCGATCACCACGTCCCAGACCGGGATCGCTCCCGCGGCCGTGACTGTCACCTATCCGACGCCCCAGACGAACACGATATATACCTTGGGCATGGCGCAGATGCTGGACGGCATGACCATCCAGGCCGGCCAGAGCTTCAGCTGGAGCGCGGGGGGGGCGCCCGCTGTCCCGCTGGGCCAGATGTTCATCATCGGCAGCCAGACCGGGATCAACGTCCAGATCAACGAGGGATAGGTGACCGCCGGCGGGCTCCTGCGCAAGGGGCAGCAGTACACGTTCCTGCGATATGGCAAGCCCTCCATCGGGACAGGGACGGGACAGGTTGTGCGGTCGGTGGCCATCCTGAACAACGGGAATCCCTGGACCATGATCGCCAGCATCCAGCCCATGACGGGGATGCAGGTCCTGATGCTCCCCGAGGGTTTCAGGGACAGGCAAGGCGTCTCGGTCTACTGCGACACGCTCCTACAGGTGGCCGACGACGCCAAGCAGCTATTCGGGGACCGTTTCGCGTGGAACGGATATCTCTACGAGACGACGTTCAGGCAGGACTGGATCACGGCCCCCCTGCCGAACGCGCACTTCAAATTCCTGGCGTTCAGACCGAAAACCGGCGCGGCGGTCTAAATGATCACCTTCACGGCCACGGCGACAGGGAGCACCAGCGTAAGGCTCGTCTGGAGCCCCCAGGATGCCCCCGGATCGACGTTCACGGTCTACCGGGGCACAACGGCCATCTTCGGGGCCGCAACGGCCCTAAGCGGCGTCCTGGCCCAAGCGGCGCCCTGGTACAACGACTACGCAGCCAGCCCGTCGACCACCTATTACTACTGGCTGGTGGACCAGAACAGCAACGCGGCGGGTCCGGAAAGCGCCACCACCACCGCGGCCCAGGTCAATCAGGATGCATTGGACGAACCCCAGATGAATGCCCTGTTCGCGTGGGCCTGGGGAGTATGGCAGGGGCTCTATACGACTTACTGGCGCTACCAGCCAGTGCCGCAGCCCTACGACCCCAAGATCGTCCTGAATTGCACCACGATCACGGATCACGGCGGCACGGACTGGATGGACCCCTATGGCGAGGCCTTGATCGGCTCACGGACCGCGACCATCACCATCCTGGCCAGCAGCAATCCGGTGCCGGCCACAAGGTATCTGGCCGTGAACACCAACGGGGACGCACCCGGCACCGGAACGTATTCGCTGACGGTGACGCTGAACGGCGTGGTCACGACCTTCTCGACCACGTTCGCGACGACGCCGACGAACGGGACGGCGGTATCTGCCGCACTGATCGCGCTGATGCAGGACGATCAAACGCCAGTGGCGCCCAGTCCGGTGGTGACGACAGGGCTCAATGCCTGGCTGGTGGGAACGGATCTGAACAACCAGCAGATCGCCATCGAGGCCGTGGACCCTTCCTCGATTCTGGTGGTGGCAGCAGGCACGAACATGCAGGCTTCGTCACTGGTGCCACCGAAGGCCATCGTCCTGGCTCAACGCCTGTTCGCCAGTCTCAACGACCCCGGTGTGATTGATCAACTGAGCACGGCTGGAATTGGGGTTGGTGACCGACACGCGGTACAGGACGTTTCGGCCATGCTCGAAAACAGCGCGGAACTGGTGGCCTCGTTCGACTTCTACATCAACCTGGCCGAGATCTACCCGATCAATCCAGGCGTGATCGACACGGTGGAAGCAGGAACCGGAACCTTTGTCACATAGGAGCACTCAATGGGAACGAGCCTAAATTCTCTGGTCCAGGTGAATTTGAGCCTGAACACTCTCCAAGCCCAGGCCAAAGGTTTCGGCGTTGGTCTGATCCTGGGTTCGTCCAACAGGTTCACCGGCGGCACGTTGTGGAAGCTCTACAACAGCGCAGCGGGCATGCTCACCGATGGATTCTTGACCAGCGACCCCGAGTATATCGCCGCGGTCGAATACTTCATCGGTGACCCCAGCTACCCCACGCCCACGCAGGTCATGGTCGGCTACGCGACGGCGGATGTGGCCGAAGTGCAGACCATCACCCCCACGGCGGTCAACACGCAACTGTACACGGTGATCATCAATGGGGTGGTGTCCAGCTTCACCAGCGATGGGAGCGCCACGGCCACGAAGATCGTCACAGGCTTGGCGGCCGCCATCAACGCCCAGAGCCCGGCCCTCCCGGTCATCACCAGCGGCACATCGACCCTGATCCTGACCGCGAGCGTGGCCGGTGTTCCCTTCACCGTGAGCGCGACTCCCACGGTCGACATGGCCATCGTGGACACCACCCCTGACGTCGGCATCGATACGGCGTTGACCGCCATCGTGAACGCCGGCGGGACCGCCTGGTACAGCCTGATCCTGACCAGCAGGGCGGCCGGGGACATCGAAACGGCTGCGAGCTGGATCGAGACGAACGGCACGAATGGGCTCTACGTTTTCTGGGGCTGTAGCCAGGACAGCGGGGTGCTGACGAGCTCCACCACGGATGTGGCCAGCGTGCTCATCGCCAAGGACTACCTCCGCACGGGCTACATGTGGAGCGACGACCAGGCGGCCTACCCCGAGGCGGCGGTGTTTGGCTGCCTGCTTCCGCAGCCCCCCGGCAGCATCGCCATCTTCGGCAAGACGCTAGGCGGGATCACCCCCACGACGGCCTCGGTCCTGACAGCCACGGCTTTGGCCAATTTGGCGGCCAAGAACGCCAACTACTACTGCTCGGTGACGGGCGGGGCCTTGGCGTCCCAAGTGGCCATCGTGCAGCCCGGCGTGCAGTCGGGCGGGAACTGGCTGGACGTGGTGTTCGGTCGGGACTGGATCGTCGCCAATATGGCCATCGCTTGCCTGAACGTCATGCTCAGCCTCCCCAAGGTGCCGTACACCGATGCGGGTATCGCGCTTTTCGTGAATGCCATGCGCGGAGTCATGACGCAGGCTGTGGCGCAGGGCATCCTGGCGGCAGGCGTTTCGGCGGCAGGCGTGGCGTTCCCGAATGGTTACACCATCACGCCGCCCCTGGCCAGCAGCCTGGGCGCCTATAAGGCCAGCCGTGTGCTGCCTTCCATCCCCTTCCAGGGCCTCTTGGCTGGCAACATCCAGGGCCTGGTCATCAACGGCGTCCTCACGAACTAGGGAGTAGACCATGGCAAACGGATTCCACAACTATGACCCGAAAAAAGTCCTTTTCAGCTGGGGCTTGCTCACCGGCGTGATCACGGGCTTTGGCGAAGGCACGTTCATCAAGGCGCAACGCCGTGAAAAGGTCTGGAAGTCCAAAGGAGGTGCCGATGGTGAAACCACGCGCACCCAGAACCGCAACCGCCAGGGCATCATCGAGATCACGCTGAAACAAAAGAGCCAATCGAACGCCATTCTGAGCGCCATACTTCAGGCCGATGAAGTCAACGGGACCGGCGTGGCTCCCGGCGGCATCATCGACATGAGCGATTCGGCTCTTCAGACGCTCTGCGCAGCCACGAACATCTGGATTGAAGGATGGCCCGAGGCCGGGTTTGACGCGCAGGACGAGGCCACGCGCATCTGGATCTTCAACACCGACGCCTTTGAAATCTTCCTCGGCGGCAACTAATGCGCGATTTGGTCAACGCCACCATCGACGGGGACAACTACATCTTCGGGTTTCTGGACCTAGACGTGTCCGTGGAGACCTTCACGGAGATTCTGGGCATGGTGGCGCCTATTTTCGCGGCCATGGCCAAGTCTGCGGCGACGACCGAGGCCGACCTGGACACCGAGATCACCGAACTCGTCGCCTCCAAGAAAATCAACCTGGAAGGCATCGCGCAACAGCTTTCCACGCAGTTGCAGCCGAAGGTGGCTAGCCGTTTGATGCGCACACTTTGCAGTTGCGTCAACGTGGCCGGCGGAAGGTCTGCGCAGTTGGAAGGAGCGAACTACTCAAACCACTTCGCAGGCCGGCCCGAGATCGCGCTGGAAGTGGCTTTGAAATCCTTCGTCGTGAACGGTGGTCTCCGTTTTTTCGCCAAAGGCGGAAAGCTCGTTACCACTTTGAAAGTGGGTTCAACCCTGGGCCCACAAGCGTAAATTACCTGCTGTGGCGGCCAGTGGGCAAAAAGGCGTCCTACGAGGAAATATGCAAGAAGTGGACGATCAAGGACTTGCTGGACTGCCACGAACTTATGGACATCGAGCTCGAGGCGGAAGAATACCGGCGTAAGCATCCGGAGGAGGGTCGGTCCTGACCCGAGGGGGAAGTCATAACGCTTCGCGAAATCGTGACGAGCTGGGGATTCGATATTGACGACAAGCCCCTGCGCGAACTCAACGAACACGTCAACGGCCTCAAAGAGACCGTGCTTCACCTTGGCGAATTGATCCTTGGCGAAGGCGCTTCATTATTCGGATTAGCGGAAACCACGGCGAAGGCTGGCGTTGAAATGCAACGGACGGCGGAAGCAGTCGGCACAAACACCCAAAAACTTCAAGAACTCACCTATGCGGGCAAGCAGTGGGACGTGCAAAGCACGGCCATCCAGGCTGGCCTGCGCCAGTTATCGCGCCTTGCCCACGAGGCCACGAACGGGTCCGAGGAATCCACGCGGAATCTGATGGAGGCCGGTGTCCAGAATTTCAGGGATGCGCATGGCAACCTACTCAGGACTGACCAGCTACTCGACCAGATAGCGAAACACTTCCAGGCCATGCCGAATAGCTTCGATAAGGCTGGCCTGGCCGCGCAGTTGCTGGGGCGCCAAGGCGCGCAGCTGATGCCCATTCTGAACCGGCTGGGAACCGAAGGCTTTGAAAAGGTGGTCGAGGAAGGCCGGGAACTCGGGTTCATCATGGGCCCCGAAGCCATTGCCGCGTCTGAAAAATTCAAGGAATCGGTGAATCGCATCCAGGCGGTGCTGGTGGGCCTGCGCAACACCATCGGCGTGGCGCTGATGCCTGCGGTCAACGACATGGTGGACAAGGTGGTGCAGTGGTACATGGCCAACCGAGAACTGATCCATTCTCAGATCACCCAGTTTGCAGAGGAACTTGGCCAGACCGTAAACGGGGCCTTGCAGTTCGTTTTAAAAATGGTGAACGCGGTGAACTCCATGGTACAGAGCTTCGGCGGCCTGGGGAACGTAATGAAGGTGATTACGGCCGGTTTTATCGCCTGGACCACTTTGAGCACCATCAGCACCCTGGCCCAAATGGTCAAGACGGTTTGGGAATTGGCCCAAGCGTTCAAGACGCTGGCATTTTTTGAGAGCCTGTCCACGGGCGGACTGACGGCAATCCTTGGCGTGGTTGCTGCTTTGGCCAGCGTAGGCATCGGTGCCTATGCCTATCACAAGATGGGCGGTTTCGGTTCCATGCCTGCGGCCAGCGGCAGCGGTTCTCCAGCTCCGGTCCAGCAAACCATCAACCCGACATTCAATCTGCATCTGCCAGCAGGGACCAGCCAGGCCATGGCTGAGTCGGTGGCGCGTTACGTCCAGCAAAGCCAAGCGGCCATGTTCAGGCCGTCCGCTGCGGCCGTGGCCGGCGGGACGAGGCACTGATGAGCATCTTCACGGTGTTCCCGAAACGCGGCTTCGTTGACCCCGCAAATTCACAGTTCGCATCGTCCAACTTCGGGGTGTTGGCGAACGGCAGTTATCCGCAACTGGACTCGGTGACGCTGGCGTTCGATGCGCTCGTGTCCGAAGCCCCGCAATATATGGGTCAACTGACGGAAAGCGTGATCGAGAACGGCGCTGTCATCAATGACCACTTCACGGCCCGGCCGCTTCGTCTGACCGTGGAAGGCGTGATCAGCGATACGCCCTTGTCGACGAGCCCTTTCGCCACGGCGGCCCAGGCGGCGGGTGCGCTTGGAGCGGCGAACAGTCAAAGTCCTGGGTCGTACCAGAAATTTTCAGCGCGGGCCTTCGCGTACCTGGAAAACCTGTATCTCCAAAAGTCCCTGTTTGATTTTGTGGGTGGGTTCAGAATCTACGCGAACATGATGATCACGGAATGGCGGCCGACGCGCACAGCGGAGACAAGCGGCTCCCTGGAATTCACCATGATAATGGAGCAGGTCACCATCGTCAGCACCGCAACGCTTTATAGGCCGACCACGAAGATATTGCAGAAGGCCACCAGCCACGGCCAGCAGCCATTGCAGCCGACGACACCGAATATGCAATCCGCGGTGGGTAATGCGATCAGCGGGCCGCAAGGGGTGGAACCTACCGCGCAAACGTTTACGCCCAATCAATTCGGGGGCTACTCGGCGTCATCACCCGATGCAATAGGACAGGTTTCTTTGTCGGGCGCCGCATCCGGTGCATCGGCTGCATCCGGATTGCCGATTTCTGCGTTGTCGTTCCCATGATCACGCCGACCGCACCTCAACCCGGCGTCCCCTTGGATGGCTGCTTCACCATGCGCACCACTCTAGGGGCCGCGAACTTCACACTGACGGCTCGCTATAACGCACGCATGGACCGCTGGCTAATGGACGTGGCGGACGCGAACGGGAATGCGCTGCTGACCGGCATGCCTATTTTGACTGGCTGGCCGATCTGGACGCGGTTCTTCAACAACATTCCGGGCCTTCCCGCAGGGGCGATGTTGGCGGTGGACCTGACTGGTGCCGGGAATGACCCCACTGAATTCACGTTTGGCGGGAACGTCCCGCTGCTCTATGTACCTGCGTCGTGATCCAGTTCAACCGAGTCGCGCAGTTGGTCCTGGCGGTGCCTGGCTTGCAGCAGGTGGTGACTCTCAGGACGGCGTTCACAATCGAAAAGGAAATGACGAGCCAGGGGGCCAGCAAGGCGGAGATCAAGATTTACAATATGTCCGCTTTGCACGTCCAGTTCGCGCAGGCCGTGGGCCAGAACTTGCAGATCACGCTTTCTACTGGTTACAGCTACAACGGACAGGACAACGTCAGCCAACTTTTTACCGGCCTGGTGAACTACGTCACCAATGAAAGGCAGGGGCCCGACCAGATCACGATCTTTGAAATGCTGCCGGGCGCCGTTCCTCTGGGGAACGTGTTCGTCAGCTTAGCGGGCGTTCAAAGCGACTGGGACATCTACCTTGCCGTGGTCAACGCATGCAAGCCGTTCGGCATCAGCAAAGGCCACTTGTCGGCGGCGGTCCAGTCGATCCTGCAACAGAAAGGGGTCTACCAAAAAGGTCTGTCCGAATGCGGGACCGCCGCGAAGTTGATGGACCTGATCTGCAACCAGCACGGATTGAGGTGGAATTCAGACAGCCTCAATTTGAGCATTTTCAACCCGAAAGAATTCGAAACACCCACGGTCGTGATCCTATCGGGGCCCTCCGCGCAATACCCGAACGGGACGGGCCTTGTGGGCATTCCGTCGAAGATGCAGGACGGGAACTACAAGATCAAGGCGTTGCTGAATCCCGACATAACACCAGGTGCGCAGATCCTGGTGACCTCGGTTCAGGCCGGTCTGACCAACCAGCCGTTCAAGGTATGGAAGGTGACCTATAGCGGGGACACGCTGAAAGGCGACTGGTACGTGGAAGCGGAATGCACTCAGCCGAACGGAACACCCTCTCTCCAAGTGAACAGTGGAACCTAGTTCCCTCACGCCGGGCCACTTCGAGACGACGAATCTTTTGATCGACCGCTACATGACCGAAGCGCATTTTTGCGCGCCGGCCACGATAGTGAGCTATGACCCGACGACGCAGTCCGCGTCCGTGCAGCCGTCCCTGATGCGCAAGTACAATGGCCCGCCAGGCGTGGATATACCGCCTGTGGCGTTGCCGCAGATCAACCTGGTCCCGGTGGTGTTCCCCGGAAGTCGCACCAGTTGGCTCCGGTTCCCGCTTTACCCCGGCGATCCGGTGATGCTCCACTTCTCGGACCGAAGCCTGGACTTGTGGTGGACCCAAGGCGGGATGCTGGACCCTACCATTTCCCATAAGTTCAGCCTGGCGGACGCGATCTGCGTGCCGGGCCTGCGGTCGAAGTCCCAGGCCATCCAACCGAAGGGCCTGACGACTTCCCTGGAACTGGTGAACGGGCCCACGCGCATCGAGATCATGGCAGGCGGCCAGGTGGCCATCAGCAACGGGGTGGTGGAACTTTTGCAATCCCTCCTTACATTCGCCAAAGGATTGAACGATTCCACGCTGACAGCCCAAGCGGCGGCGTTGGTGACGGCACTTACTCCGCTGGTGGCTCCATGAGCATTTTCCTATGCACGGCCAATGGGGACTTCGCCATCGTCGGCAACCAAATGTGGCTGACCGACGATTCGGTGAGCACGGTCCCTGCCGTTGCGGTCGCATTCCCGGCGCCAGGGCAGGAAACGTTGCAACTGATTCGCAACAACCTGCGGATGCAATTGGGCGAGGAAATACTGAACCCCTCGCTTGGCGTGCCCTACCTTCAGACGATATTCCAGAAGGGAACGCCGCTCGATACGGTCCAGGCGATCCTCTACAACACGATCTTGAACACGCCGGGCGTCCTGAACATCACCAGCTTCTATATCGCGCAGAATAAGAACACCAGGCAGACCACGGTGGCATTCACAGCCCAGACGGCGACCGGGGCGGTGACTTCGACGGAGACATTCCCATGATCGGAAATTTCGGAGTCACGCCCACGGGCGTCATCATCAAGCAACTGTCAGACATAAGCGACCAGATCACGTCTGCGTTGGGCGGAGATTTCGGCGCGGATTTCTCGTTCTTGAGCCAGACGCCTGAGGGACAGCTCATCAACCGCTTTTCGCAGCAGGTCGCGGACCTGTGGCAATTTGGGGAGCAGGTCTACAACAGCCTTTATCCTGGTACCGCCAGCGGCCCAAGCCTGGACCAAGCGGAAAGCCTGGTGAATGTTCTGCGTATCCCGGCCACCCAGAGCGTCTACAACAGCGTGACCATCAGCGGAACAAATGGCACGGTGGTCCCTACGACTTTCCAAGTGTCGGTTCCTGGCAGTCCGTCCAGCATTTTCCAGTTGCTGTCCCAAGTGACCATCGGCGCTGGAGGGACGGTCCTGGGCACGTTCGTCAGCACCACCACAGGCCCCGTATTGGGCCCCAGCGGCACTCTGACCATCGTGACGGCCCTAACCGGGGTAACAGGCGTCAACGCAGGGACAGCGGCCCAGACCGGCACCAACGCGGAAACCGACTCGGCATATCGTGCCCGCGCGGCCAGCGAATTGAACACCGTGGGCACCGGAACCTTTTCGGGACTCCTGCAAGCGATCCAGCGTGTGACCAATGTCAGCCAGGTATACCTGTTCAGCAACGACACCGATTCAACCGTGAACGGGATTTTGCCGCATTCGGTCCTGTTGATCGTTGTGGGTGGCGCGGACCAGGACATCTACAACATGATTTTCGCCGCCAAGCCCGCGGGCATCAACACGAACGGGACTCAGACCGGAACGGTCGTCGATAGCCAGGGTGTCTCGCACAATGTGAGCTTCAGCCGTCTGGTGGACGTGCCCGTGTATGTGGACGTGACCATTGTCCCAAATACGAATCCGAGCGCAGGACCCGTGTTTCCGTCGAACGGTTTGGCATTGGTTCAGGCGGCTATCATTGCCTATGGATTGGCCAACTTTGAACCGGGCGACACGGTCGTGGTCAGCGCCTTGGCCACGCCGATCAATTCGGTGCCGGGCGTATACGGGTTCACGACATTGGTGGGCCTGGCCTATCCCGCGAGCAGCGGGGCCAACTTGACCATGAATCCGAATCAACTGGCGCAGTTCCTGGCCGGTGTCGATGGTTCAAGCTACATCTATGTGAACGTCCATGAGTAGCGGTCCCCCGGTCTACGTCGCCACGGATCACACCGCCGCCATGACGGCGGCCCTGATCAGCCAGTTCGTCGGGCTGCCGAACCTGGCGGCTTGGATCACGGCATTCGGGGCTCAACTGAATGACGTGGACCAGTTTTTCGGCCAGTTGTTCACTGAACTAAACATTGAAAACGCAACAGGGGCGCAACTAGACGGGCTTGGCACTATTTTGGGACAATCCAGAAACGGGTTGAGCGACACGGCCTACCAGACCTTGCTTCAGGCCAGGATCGTCAGCTACCACAGCCAAGGAACGGTCGAGAACCTGATCCAGATTTTGCTTTCCCTGGCCGCAGCGCAGAGCGTGCAAGTGATTGAGGCACAGCCGGCGGCAATCAGCGTTGTGGTGGCTGGTGAAGGAATACCAGCACTAACGAATAGCGACATCGTGACAGCGGTGTACCAGGCCAAGCCTGCCGGTGTGCTGCTCACGATGAACGCCGCCACCGAGCTGCCGATCTTCCAGTTCGATGCGCCAAACTCAGCCAATAGCGCCGGTTTTGACCAGGGCCATATCGCCGGGCCTTACACCTAGAGGAACGCCATGCCTGTCAAACCAACCATCACGCCCCCCACTTGGGCCAGCGCCGAGAACAACACGGCTCCGTATTCGTTTGTGGCCCCGGATCTGACGCACCAGGCGAACGGCTACTTCACGAACGAGAAGCCCGCCAGCGGACCCTTCAATTATGTCATGGGGCTTTTGTCGGCTTGGCTAAAGTATCTGGTGGGCTTGCTGCCGGGCGTCAATGCCAACGAAGTCCTGGTCATCACCAGCAACTCGGTGACGCCGACACAGGGCAACAGCACCTTCCAGACGGCAGGCGGAACGGTTACTACCGTGAATACGGCTAACCTGAATGCTGGGAACATCTGGAAAGCCTTCGGTAACGGGTCCAATGGCACGACCTTGACCTATGGCGACGGCGGCAGTGGTGCGCTCAACTTAGTGGGCGCGACCAGCGTTGTCCTCACTTCAACGAATGACTCGGTGACGTTCCAATACAATGCCACCACGGGCAACATGGATGAAATCGGGCGCAGCGCTTCTTTGCCGATCACAGCTGCCGCCCTTGTCGTACTGACCACTCCTGGCACGGGTTCGGTTACCGTTCCAGTCGGAAAGACTGGAGCAAAAGTTATCGCGATTGGCGGCGGCGGCGGCGGTGCTGGTGGTACTCAACAGGAAGGGTCGGGCGGCGGCGGCGGCGGCGGCGGAAGCGCAGGAGGCTTTGCTCAATTCATTTTGACCGGATTGACCGCAGGCCAATCTTTGAATTATCAGGTGGGTGCAGCGGGTGCAGCGGGTGTAGGAAATGCTCTTGAGGCAGGAACAAATGGAACCGCCGGAACTGCTTCATGGCTAGGAACAAGTGCAACAGGAGCGGGCGGAGGAAATTTTGGGATTGCAGGGCCAGTAAGCGGAGGCGGCGGCGCTGGAGGAGCAGGGGGAGCTTCGGTCGCTTCAACTCTTTCAAGCTCTGTTTATAGCATGG